CCGCTGGATTACGAATTCATTGAACAGCGACAAGGAATCAGCCAACTATGACTATATTCTTGAAGAAATCAAACGTGGCGAACTGAAAGCACGCAACTATTCAAAGACCGCTTACCGTTCATACTGGTTGGTGTCTGGAAAGGAAATTCAAGCGTATCATGACCGAATCGCAAAGCACGCCTAAAAGCTTTTGGTGGTACGATTACAATTATCGTGTCTATAAAGATGACGCTGGCAATCATACATCAGCACCAAACAAACGACTTCATTGGCGTGAATTGGCGGTGGTGGGTGAAACGTCACGTTCATGGGTGCTTGCGAATGATGTGAAGATACCGAAGAACAAACCGTTGCCACATGGCTACAAAGCATCATACGATGATGTGCTTGACTGGATGTGGCGCAATGACCATTCGTACAAGATTTCTGAAGCAGTTCGAAAAGTGGATGTGAAAACATTGCGCAAGATTGCTGAACTGATAGGGTACGAAGCGGCATGATTGGCAGCAAGTACGATGCAATGAAAGAACACTATATCGAATATAGGGTGTTGCGGTACTTGCTTGAAAATCCAACAGCGAAGCCATCAAAGGCACGCAAATATGCACGAGTTGCATGGAAACGTAAATGCGCCGTTTGGCGTGAAAGGGGTCTGATATGAAGACAATCACACAAGACGAACGATTGCAGCTGATGGGCATTATGGCATTGGCAAAAAGTCACCAGAAAATTGTTGATGAATGCTATGACGGCATCACCAGAATACTTGGTGAAGAAAGCACGCATGTTCATGACAGCATTTATGAAGACATCAGCATGGTTGAATTCGATAAATTACTTGAACGTGCTGGCATAGAGGTTGCGGAATGATTCGTTATACAAAAGTTCGCAAGTCGAAAAAAGGTGACAGGATTGTCACACGCATATTCACCAATAATCGCATCGTGTTTATATTTCAGTGGTTGCGTGGTCAATATGAATATGGGCGTGGCAATTCGTATTCATACGAAGACATCTGGTAGTATAGACACACGGTGGTCTGGTCGATGACCTCTGTTGTACTGATAAAAGTATAGAAAAGTATTGACAATCATGACAATCTTTGCTACACTAAAAGTACCATTAAGAAACACCATGAAAGGGTAAATGACGATATGGCAAAAAATAACACAACAAACAACGAAGCTTCAAAAAAAGAAGTACCAGCAACATTGAAGACCGTGGGTTCACTGGTCGAGGTAGTAGCACGCTTACTGGCAGCATACCTTGCACTTGATAACTTCACGAACGTGATTGCAATTGCAGCAGGATGGTATTTCCTTATCACCGCTGTCATCATCATCGTGATGGTCTTCGCAAAAGCTTTCAAGAAATAACGAAGCAGCCGCCACAGTGCGGCTTTGCTTCATAGAAAGAGGTATCGAATGGCGCAAACCGACAACGCAACCAAAGCGAAAGCAGAAAAGAAAGCATTGACCGACCAGTTTGGTGAATTCATTCCTGACGGAACTGACCCGATTCAATTATATAAACAGTGGGTATCAGCATTATTTCCAGTCAAGACCGAAGAAACCATGGCTGGCGAACCAACACAAGATGCACCAGACAATGATTTATTGTTCCGTGCGCTTACCATGGCAAAGCTGTCGAACATCGACATCCGAAGCGGTCTGTTGTATATCAAAGACAACAAAGTCATCATCAATATTGATGGTCTGGTTGCCATCGCTGACCAAACAGGGCAGTACGGTGGAACGAACAAAGTTGAATATCACTTCGATGAAAACAAGAAAGTCGAATCGGTAACGGTTGGAATTTACAAGATTATCGGTGAACACGTTCTGACACCAGAACAATTGGTGTACATGGATGAATACGACACTGGTGAGGGTCTATGGCTTGATGCCAAAGACGGCGGCAAAAAGCGCAGCATGTTGAAGAAAGTCGGACTGGCACACGCCATTCGTGCTTCATTCACTGTGTGTGCTGGTCTGTACATTCCTGAAGAAGTTGGTCATGGTCGCAAGAAGAAAGATGATGCGAAAACAGTTTCCGATATGGAAACGAATATCAAGAAAGCCGTTGCGAAAAATCGCAAGGCTGGCACATCCGCCATTGAAAAAACCACAGCTAAAAAGGTAAAATCAAAGAAGTAGTAAACGCAGAAAGTTGACGATATGCAATACAACGTGAAAGCTGATGGCAAGCTTCATTCAAGGTACACAGATTTGGTTCGGGCAACACCGCATCAAGTCGAAAACATCATCAAAGAACAGCTTGGTACGAAGAAGCGATTCAAAAATGATGTGCTGACATTTGGTGAAACACGCCACAATATGTTCGACAAAGAAACCAAACAGACTGGCATGTTGCCTGTCGTATTCCGTGAAGCATTTCCAGAATACAAAGATTTGGTCATCACGCACGCTGAAGAAGAATTCGCAACCGAACTATTCAAAGGCATCGTGATTCACAGCCGTCCAGATGCCGTTGCCGCAACCGCAAATATTGTGGTTGATTACAAGACGATGGTGAAAGGTGCTGGCGGCGCACGCCGATACAAGAATTCGAAGCAATTGATTTTCTATGCTTACCAGCTGGCAGTTCACAATATTCGAATCAAGAAGTATGTGTACATGGTTGAAATCTGGAACGAAACATACACCGAAATCATCGGGTATGAGAAATTCGAAAAAGACATTAAACTTGTTGACATCGCAGCCATAAAGAATTGGGCGCACGCACGATGTGAAGTGCTTGCCATCGGTATGCGATTGGCAGGATTGTGGAAGTAGTATGATGGATGACATTGACCCGAAACTATTGAAGATTGTCGCACTGGCGAAGCACGGTTTTGGTGGTGAAAAAGATGCAGCAATTGCATTGGTGAAAAGAATTTGTGAACGTGATGGACTTGATTTCGATGCCGTCATGAGTGACACCGACATGCCGAAAGAATACGTTGCTGACATAAAAGTCCGAAGTCGTGATGAATTACAAGTTGCAATTCAAGTGGCGGCAAGGTTTGCAACCACACCTGAACATCCTGAAGTTCGTGGTGGTTATTACGCATTCGACAAATCAATTCGCTTGCGATACACCACAACGGCAGCGAAGCATTTTGACACACTGAATGCAATCAATGTGTATCTGAAAGCATTCCGAAACGAAAAGAAGAAATTCTTGCGTTCACTTGGTCAAGCATTCTACACGCACCATGGGTTGTTTTCGCAATACGAAGAACCTGAAGATGATGAACCGAAACCGCCGAAAAAGAAAACATTGCAGGAACGTCAAGACGAATGGCGTGCGGCAAATATGATGCAAGCGATGACTGAATCAGTGAATATTGTGAAAGAAATTGGTGACGGCAACAGTACAAAGTAAAGAAAAGTATTGACAATTGATTGTGGCTTTGCTACAATAGAAACATAATCAATGAAAGGATTATGACGATATGACAGAACAAGCAAAAAACGTAACACTTGCACCATTCAAAAGCAAGATTACCAAGGTACAAAACACAGTCGAGGGTTTCAAAATCACCGACAATGACACAATGGTGGTCGCAACCGACACACTATCAATCATCAAAGATGTTTCCAAAGCTATGGAAAAACAGCGCAAGGCACGAGTGCAACCGCTGAATGATGAAGTCAAAGAAATCAACGCTGAATACAAGCCGTTGTCAACCAAACTGGATGCAGCTGAAAAAATCATCAAGAGTGAAATGCTTGCATATTCAAACGAAGTTGACCGCAAAGCCGCTGAAGCAGCCGCAAAGCTTGAAGACCGTGTTGAACGTGGCACGATGCGAACTGACACCGCAATGCGCAAGATGGATGACATCGAAACAATGGGTTCATCTGTTGAGGGCAACAAAGGTTCAGTCAATTTCCGCATGGTTCGTGTAGTCAAAATTGTTGACGCAACGAAGATTCCAGCAAAATACTTGAATGACGAAAAGGTTCTTGATGCTATCAAAGCAGCTGTACGAACTGATGTCATGAACGGCACATTGGTCGATGGTGTCGAAGTAGTCGAAGAAAAACAAATTGCGGCACGATAATGATTACCGCAATATTGAAAGTGCTTGTTGAATTCATCGAAACAGTCGGTGAAGCAACGGTTGCCAGTGTGCGTGCGACAATTTATTTGCCACGCAACATTGGTCAAGCAATTAAAGACTATCAGCACACCAAAGAAATCGAAGCCGAACTTGATGCGGCATTGATTGACCACTGTTTCCTTGACCGTGCAACCACACTGTCACCTGAAGAATCACGCAAAATCAAACGACTAGCAAAAGAATTCTAGTCATGGGCGCAGCATACGACAAAGGCAAAGCATACGAATTACATATTGCAAAGCTGGTGCGCAAGAAAGCTGACAAGGGTTCAATGCGAAACCGTGGCAGCCATACCAGTAGCACACACGATGCAGATGTATTCACCAACTTGCCAATTCATATTGAAGCAAAGCACCATGAAAACGTGCGCATCAAAGACTGGATGGAACAAGCTGAAGCGTCATCATCCTTTCACCAAACCGCTGTCGTTGCTTTCCGAATAGATGACAAAGACTATGCGGCATTGAACTTCGAAGACTTGTTGAATCTATTTGTACAGGTTGCCGATTTGCAAGCCGAAATAGATGACTTACGTTCACCAGTTGAACATGTTGTCATCAAACCAGCCAAAGCCGCTGAAAACGCACGACATGAAGCCGTGGCACTATCACAGAAAGCAATTGATAAGAAGAAAACAACTGAAACAATCAAATTTTGCAAGAATGGTCACATCGTTGATTCATTCGGGTACTGTATGCAAAAGGGTTGTAAATATAATCGAACCTATAAACCACCGAAAGTGAAGAAATAATATGGCACGAAAGAAAGACCCCGAAGTCGAACAAAAGCTGATTTCCGCACGCAAGAACGTGGAATTGCTGAAAGTTCAGATGGATGAAGACATTGATGTCGTGAACGAAATGTCATACACCGATGCTGAACTTGACCGTTTGCTGACGCGTTTGCCAGTCGTGATGTTCCACCAGTCGCAAAAGATTGTGTTGGCATTCATTGATTGGAAAGACGCAAAGCGAAAAGTCAAAAAAGAATTCGCAATGGCGATGATGGAAGCGAACACGAAGAAAGACCAACTTGGTCTGACATCTGAAGCTGACCGCCGTGCATGGGCGCAATACACTCGTGCCGTTGAACTTGCTGAAGTTGATGAAATTCAATGTGAAGCAGCGTATCGCATGGCAGACTTTCACTTTCAAGCCTATGACAATTTGTACATGGCAGTGAAGAAGATGGTTGACAAACGAATGGCGGAAAACGCCGCACAGGAAAGGGCAAACCGATGACAGAACGAAAGGTGGGTATGTTCGAACAAGCACTTGGTTCATTGGGGCGTTCATTTGATGAATTCGTTCCTGTGTTTCAGAAAATAATGGCACAAGTTGCGGCAGATATGCAGTCCGAATCATACGAACGCTATCAGATGCGCAAGTGGCTTTCACAAGTACCACACGGCGCAATCATTGATGATGTTGCATACTTGGTCGTGTATAATGAGAAACAACCTGAACTGTCATACCTGATTGTTGAGGTCATCAAATAATGAATTTCAATATACGAAAAACTATCATGATATTCGTTGGCAGCTTGCTTCTTGCATTACCTGTTGGCGCAATCGTCATGACTGATGGAATCAAGAAATCAGATGCGGCAATGAATCCGCTTGTTCAACACGCTTCAGCAATTGCACCAGCAACCGAAGCGAAAGTTGAAGCACCAAAAACTGAACCGACACCAGCTGTCGAAGTAGTCGCACCACAACCAGAACCAGCACCAGTCGTGGTCACACCACCAGCACCAACATATGTGGCTGGCAACTGTGAATCATACAGACCACTTGTTCAGAAATACTTTGGTGACGCAACGAATGCGGCAATGATTGTGATGACGCACGAATCGGGATGTGACCCGAATGCAGTTTCTTCAACAAACGACTTCGGACTTTTCCAGTTGAATGGAATGCAAATATTTGACCCTGAAGCAAATGTTGCGGCAGCGGTTCAGAAATACTTGTCACCACGCAGGGGTTCGACACCGAACTTTTCAGCATGGTATGCAGTTTGCACACCAAACCAAGTGCCAAAATACGCTGGCATCTGGTGTTCATAAACATAATCAAATACAATTGGCGTATGACGATAAAAATGCCTGTCCGACCTTTCACTTCTCGTGAATTGCATATCGTCATTCGGACAGGCTTTTTTGTTGCCATAAAAGCTTTGAAAGTATAGAATAGTATCAGCATAGACGATATGCAGAAAAGCGAGGGTAAATCTAAATGTTCAGACGTAAGAAACGTACAGTAGTAACAACACCACCAGTCACTACAAAAGCATCACCACAAACCAAGAAAGCCGTTCGATTCTTCAATGGTGATATACCAGCAACCGACTTGCTTGAAGACAACAAGTCCAAAAAGTTTGTGCATTCTGGTTACCAGAAAACTATTGCAGATGCTTTCTTTGAACAGTTCGAATCAAAAGATTTTTGGGGTACGATGGCACTTATTGTCACAGGCGCATTTTTGGTGGCAATAATATATTGGGGGTTCAATCAATGAAACGAAATATCAAAAATAGTATTGTTCTAGCGTTGGCATTGGCTGGCGCATTCGGGCTTGGAATGTGGTTCATGTATTTCATTATGTGGACGGACGTATTCACGAATCATCTGTTGCCGATGGTCGAAAGGGTATCCCAGTGAAAATTGCATTTCTTGGAAACTTTCAAGTTCCATTCACATCAGAAAGTCATTACGCAAAGACATTTGAAAATCTTGGTCATGAGGTGATTCGATTGCAAGAACCAATGGTCACGACAGATGAAATTTTGCAGACCGCACAAAACGCTGACATGTTCTTTTGGGTTCACACGCATGGATGGGAATTGCAAGGGTATCGCACGATGCGTGAAGTATTGCGTGAACTTCGTGAAATGAATATTCCATCAGTTGCGTATCACCTTGATTTGTACATGGGATTGCGCCGATGGAATGAATACGAAGACAGTGACTATTTCAAAGTAGAACACTTCTTCACAGTTGATTCATTGATGGCGGATTGGTTGAATAAAAACACCGACACCAAAGGTCACTATTTACCAGCTGGCGTGTTCGAACCAGAATGCTATGTTGGTGACTTCGATGAACAGTTCAATTTCGATGTCGTATTCGTTGGTTCAAAACAATACCATCCTGAATGGCAGTATCGACCACAGTTGGTTCAATGGCTTGAAGACACATACGGAAGCAACTTCGGTCACTTCGGCAATGATGGCATCAAGATAGTGCGTGGCGATGAACTGAACCGCCTGTACGCATCAGCAAAAGTGGTTGTTGGTGACACACTCTGTGTTGGTTTCGATTACCCCGATTACTGGTCTGACCGAATATACGAAACAACTGGTCGTGGTGGATTTGTCATTCATCCTGAAATCAAAGGCTTGGAAAAAGAATTCGTGATTGGCGAAGAAATTGTCACATACAAATACAACGATTTCGATGACCTGAAAAAGAAGATTGACTTTTATCTGTCACATGCAAACCGCCGCACTGAAATTCAGCAAGCTGGTCATGACCGCACCCGTACTGAACACACATACAACAACCGATTGCAGACAATTATTGATACGGTGGCAAAGCGATGAAACTTTCTGTTTGCATCACAGTGAAAAATCGTGTTGATAATTTGAAGATGTGCATTGAATCATTGGAAAAGCTGAAAGGCATTCACGAAATAATCGTGGCAGATTGGCACAGCGATGACACAGATTTTGCATGGTTGAATCATAAAGTCGTACAGATTGATGAACCACACTTTTCTGTTGGTCGTGGTAAAAACGTGGCAGCCGAAAACGCAACAGGTGACATCGTGTTCTTTTTGGACGCTGACATCACAGTGCCGCAAATGGTGATTGATGACATCGAATACTATGTTGCGAAAGGTGACAGTGTTTATTCACCGATTATGATTATGCAAAACGAAGACGGTTCACTTGGCGAACCAGCAGTTCATTCGTTTGGTCAAGTTGCGTTGAAGAAGTCTGACTTCGACGCTGGTGAAAAGTGGCAGCCATGGACATCATACGGTGGTGAAGACAATTTGTTCATTGCACAATATCAACATAGGCTGGTTCGCAAAGTGCCACCAGATTTCATCCACAGATGGCATCCGCACGCACTTCGTGAAAAGTACAGCGAATCAGCGGCATACACAGATTTAGATGAATTTAAGAAAGGTTATAGAGGAATGAAAATATTTGCACACGACCCCCGATACAAACTAACAGGACGATACAATTCACAATCCGATGCGGTTGTGGTGCGTGAAATATTCTGTGAAAACGTGTATGAAGTCTTTGACGGCGATTTCACGGACACTGGCATCGTTCTTGATGTTGGTGCGAATATCGGCGCATTCACGCTGTACGCAGCTTCACTTGGCGCAAAGAAAGTGATTGCAGTCGAACCAGAATCACACAACCGACAGTTGCTTGAACAGAACATTGAAGACCACAAAGCCATCACACCAAATTGTGAGTTCGTTATTGAACACCGTGGCATCAATGATGGCAAGTTCAGTCAAGCTTTCATCAATGACAACCATGGTGATTCATCAGTTTCATACGGTGATGAACAACCACCTGAAGCTGAAGCAATTGAAATGATTTCACTGGATGAATTGTTCCGTGCGCATCGGCTTGAATACATTGATGTTTTGAAGCTGGACATAGAGGGTCACGAGGGCAATGTTATTTTGGGCGCATCTGAACGTACCATGAATTTGTGTCGATACATCACGATGGAATATGACGAAGATGCCAACGATTTGGGCGCAATCGTTGAGAAAATAAGCAAGACACATCAAATTAAGTTCGTTGGCGCACACGGCGGCATGTTATTCGCAAAGAGGTATTAAAATGGCAAATCGAAAAGAACGCAGACAAAACGACTTTGATGTCAAAGATTACATCAAAGCAAGCAATGAAATAGAGGGCATTTATTCTGAAAAAGAAGATGCACAGTCATTGGCAGCATGGGCATATCTGGAAAAGATTGGCGCAACATTCACACTTGGTGATGTGGTCACAGTTCAAAAGCTTATTACCATCAACCAAGAAGATTTGTCACCAATAGAAAAAGGCAATTTCCGTGGCATGGGTGGCAACGATGTGAACGTCACTGTCGGTGGACGGCTTGCACCTGATTATTCGTATGTTCCTGACCTGATGACAAAATGGATTGCTGACTTGCCTGAAATGACACCATTGACCGCACACATTCGCTTCGAAGCAATTCATCCGTTCCGTGACGGCAATGGTCGCACAGGTCGCATGATTTACTGGTACATTTGCAAACACCGTGGTGTGAAGCCATATCGCTACAACGCAGACAACGAAAGCAGTCGTGAAGCGTATTACCGATTGTTTGCACACAAGCTGGTCATCAAGCTTTCAAACGCCAACTGGCGATTCACAGCTGACAAGATGGTTGCTGGCGATGATGAAAAGAAAATCAAATTCCAACCGTTTGGCGCAATGGAAAAGAAATCAGACATGCCGATGTTCGATAGTGAACGTGAAGCATGGAACTATCTGTATTCAGAAATCGCACCACGACTTGAACTTGATTTGGATGATGAAGATGTTCGCAAAGCATTCGAAGACCAATTTGATGTCATCGGGTTCGATGCCATTGATTTGAAGATTATGGAAAACCCGAATTTGGAATGGTGGAAGTGATGAAAATTGGACTGATAGCATTCAGCACGGACACTGGACTTGGCAACCAGACGTACAACTTTTTCAAGAACATGAATCCGCACAAGACTTTGTTGGTTGACCTGTCACGATTCAACAACATGGAAACACACCATGAACGCTTCACAGACGAACCACACGGCGAAGTGCGTGTGGCAATGGGAATTCCTGACTGTGAATTCATGGATTGGCTTTCCGATGACGTGGACATCATCTTCGTATGTGAAACGCCATTGAATTATTGCCTGTTTGAAAAAGCTGAAGCAAAAGGCGTTCCAGTCGTGTTGCAATACAATTACGAATTCTTGGATTACCTGAATGATGACAAGCCGAAACCAACCGTGCTTGCCGCACCATCAATTTGGAACAAAAAGCACGTTGAATCGCTGAATATCGCACCAGTCATTGATTTACCAGTGCCAACAGACGCATCCATCATCAAGTCCAGAGAAATAACCGAATGTCGCACAATATTTCACATCGCTGGAAAGCAAGCAATTCACGATAGAAACGGAACAATGACGTTCATTCAAGCAGCAATCAAATGTGGTCGCAGATTCAAGTTCAAAATCTATGCGCAGGAATTGGACGGCACAACACGAACGCTGATTGAAAAGGCGCAGCAAGTCATTGATTTGGAATTGGTGATGAACACGGCAAACTATTTGGACATGTACGCTGATGGCGATGTGCTGGTGTTGCCACGCAAATACGGTGGATTGTGCTTGCCGATGCAAGAAGCGTTGGCACACGGCGTTCCAGTCATCATGTCGGACGTTGAACCGAACAATCATGTGTTGCCAGCCAACTGGTTGGTCAAAGCAACCAAGACACGTTCGTTCATGACACGCACTGAAATCGACATCTATGAAACCGACATCGACCACTTGGCATTCAAAATGTGCCAGTTCGGTGAAGAAGAATTGATGCGATGGTCAAACAAAGAAGCAATTGAAATTGGGAAAGGATTATCATGGAAAAAACTTCAACCATATTACCAGACGATATTCGAACAAATAACAGCGTAGTGAAAAGCGTGCTGATGGTCATTCCGCTGACTAGAAAGTGGGCAGTCGAACGTCAAGCCAAGTTGCTTGTTGAAATGGACAGGTTCACCGATATTGATGTTGAATTGTTGATTTGGGTGGACAACCGTGAAATACCTGATTCATTCATTATCGACATGTTCGAACGATACGAAATACCAATGTCGTACAAAGTCGTGAACACTGGCAACGAAGAACCGCACGAAGCACGTTTGTTTCACAGGCGAAATCGAATCCGTGATTCACTGACATCATTGCAGCAGCACATTCGTGAACGTGGTCGCACATACGACATGTTGTTCATGGTCGAAGATGACACGATATTCCAACCAGACACGCTTCAACGCTTGCTGATGGATTACAAAGACTTGACCGAACAGAAAGTCAAAGTCGGACTGATTGAAGCCGTACAGGTCGGACGGCACGGCATACGAATGGTCGGTGCGTGGCGAATGGATGATTTGGAAAATCCAACCAAGATGGCAACTTTGCCACTAAATAAAAAATCTTTCTTCGAAAAGATTGATGGTGGTGGTTTGTATTGTTTCATCACACCGATGGAACTGTTCTTGGCGCACACGTTCTATTGGCATGATGAATGCTTCAGTGTCGATGTGACATATGGAATCGAACTTCGCAAAAAAGGATTCACAAACATTATCGACTGGACGTTGCCAACTGGACATGCTGACCAGAACGGCAATGCACTGTACCCCGACAACAATGTCACTGTTGCCGCATACGAAAAACAAGCTGATGGCGAATGGAAATTGCAACCATTCCAGAAAGGTCAAACATCATGAAAAAGTTCGGTGAAGTATTTCAAACAGTATTCGGTGCAGTCGGTGCATTGCTTGCAATAGCTGTCATCGCATTCATATTGTGGTGGGCTGGTGTTGCTGTCGTGAACGGCTTTCAAGGCATTGGAAACTGGTGGCACGATGTGACCACGCAGACAGCTGAAGAAAAAGCAGCAACCGACAAAGCATACGCTGATGCTGAAGCAGAATGGAAAAAAGACCCGACAAATCCAGATGTCATTGCGCAAAAGTGCATCGACAATGGCGGCACACCGATTATCAGTGCATGGTCTGGAAACGTCAAAGAATGCAAGGGTGCTGAAAACAAAAGCGTAAACATCGAAGTCAATCAATAATGGAAACTGTACCATCACCCGAAGTCGTTGTTGAAGAAGCTGAATTCCGCCGTATCGCACGAGTTGCATTATTCAACACACTGATTGATTACCACCACCAAGGGCATTGCACGTTTGAAGAAGCGGTTGCCGAATATCAAAGTGAAATTAAAGAACAGGGGATTGCAGAATGATTCACATTCATTGGTTCAAAAAAATTGGGGACTGGACAGGTTACATCGGAAAGAAACAATGTCGTTGCGGTGAAATCCGTGAATTCGACATCTATGGATTGAAAGACAATCAAAATGGCAGCAAATAATCCTGAAGCATTATTCACTGAACGTGAAATGTATGAAGCGCAGTCGTGTGAACAACTTGTTGCCATGGAAACCGATTTGCGTGCCACTATCAGCCGTGCAATCGCACAAGTTGCATTGATACATGATGTGCTGGATGGCAACGGCTACACACGCTTAAACAGCGATTCAGTGATTCATTTATCAAGAAAGGTGGAATCATGAGCAAGCAAAACTATTCAGTGTCAAACCGAAACATGTGTGGACTATACGAACACCGCCGCATTCCAGTTGGCGCAAAGATTTGGTTCAGAGGTGAAAAGCAAGGGTACACAGTGAAAGCATCAAACGTGGCGTTCTGTATTGTCACGAAGCCATTCAATGCACAGAAAACTGTATTGTACGCAATCATTGATTGGGAATCACACATCCGTGGTGCTGAAAACCTTATATTCGGCATGGGTGCTGAAACAACCGAACAGTGTGAAGAAATGCTGGAACGTCTGACAACTGGTGAATCCGAAGTATCTGGTCGCAATTACTGTGACTTGGACATCGTGAAATACTGGAATCCAACAATCAACAAAACATATGAATTGGTCGAAGAATGAAAACAATCCATGTCGCATTCGATATTGATGGAACGCTTCGCAAGAACACAGAGTTGCGCCACAAAACAACCGTTGAAATAAATGTGGAAATTCTTGAACTATTGATAATGACCGCAAGGATGAAAAACACTGTCGTTCATTTGTGGTCGAACCGTGGCGCAGCATACTGTCGTGAAATGCGAACATTGATGAAGATTGAAAAATATGTGAAGCTGACCAACTGTCACAAGAAGATGTGGTTGAAGATGCAAGTCGAGTGCATGGCATTGAACGAAACATTCTTCAAACCTGACATTGCATACGATGACCAACAACGCTTTGATGGTGCTTATTTGAACATCATTGTGCGGCAAAAGTAAACCAATAACGCTATACTGAATACATGAACAACACGCAAAAACCACTATCTATGGACATAACCAGACGAATTCCGAAGAAATCCGAATCTGGTGAAGTTTTCAATCCATACAAAGGGCAGGAATATCGACTGTTCTTGATTTGGCGTTCATTGCCAGTGACATTGCGTGGTATCAGTGGTGAACAAGCTGAAGAAAAGGGTGTGAATGACCCTGAATTGATTGAACTTATTCAGTGCCGAACACAGAACGATTTTGCAAAGCGATTCGGAATTTCAATTGACACGCTGACTGACTGGAAGAAAAAAGAAGTTCCAGCCGAATTCAAAGTCATTGATTGGCGGTATTGGGCAAAGGAATTCACACCTGAAGTGGTCAATCATTTGCTTGAGGGCATACGCAAAAACCAAAAAGCTGATGCCATTAAATTGTGGCTTCAAACTGTCGATGGCTTCGTTGAAGAAACGAACGTCAACAACCGTGCCAATGATGCGCTTGATGCCGTGGCACAACTCATTGACGATGTGAACAGAAAGGCGGATGCAAGCGATGAACACCGAAGCAACGCAAGCGATTCAGAACAGCCAGCAACATCTTGACATTGCACTGTACAGGGATGAAGAAGCACAGATTCGGGCGGAACGTGAAATTTCCAAAAAGCTATGTGCCAAATTCTTCAAAGATGATGACGGCAATCCGTTCACGCTAACAGATGGGCAGTCCGACATATTCGGTGCAATCGTTTTCAAACGGCATCTTCGTGTACAGGTTGAAACCACCACACAGTACGGAAAGTCTGAAACCATTTCGATGGCATTGCTTTTGCGTTCACAGTCGAAAAAAGAAAAGTGGACGGTGCTTGCGCCTGACCAAACAAAAGCAGACATCATCATGGGCAAAGCTATTCAGCACATCTTCGACCATGAAATCTTTATTGCACAGATTGAATTGGATGATTTGCCATCAGCACAAAAGCTGAAGCACAAACGCAACCAAGAGAAAATCACATGGAAGTTTGGCGGTGAAATCCGAACACTGACAGCTGATGCACGAAACCGCAAGCGTGTGAAAGAATCATTGACTGGTCAAGGTTCACGAAACATTATTGAAGACGAAGCCGCACTGATTCCAGATGACTTGCAAGGTATGGTGATGCGTATGCTTGGTGGATTCAAAGATGCGTTCTTGATGAAGATTGGAAACCCTTTCTACAACAACCACTTTGAACGAACCAGCAAATCACCGAAATACCGCCACATACACATCGACTATCATCAAGCCGTTGCCGAGGGTCGATACACAATGGACTTCATTGATGAAATGCGCCAAGAACCATTCTTCGACATTCTGTATGAAGTCAAGTTCCCACCGAAAGATGAAGTGGTCACAGGTGGTTACCGCCGTTTGTTCCCTGATTCATTGATTTCGGATGCAATGATTACCGAAGAAGAATACCAAGAAATGCTGAAGACCGATGGCATCACGCTTGATACTGGCGAACGTGTCGTTGATGGTGAACGCCGAATCGGAAACGACTTCGCTGGTGGTGGTTCAGACCGCACATCCGCCGTGCTTCGTGTTCCGACAGTGATGAAGTTGCTATACACCAACAAAGAAGCTGACACCATGCAGCACGTTGTGAAAGTCCAAGAAGTGCAAGACCAATATGAAGTCGAATCAGCGAACATTGCCAATGACTATGGTGGTCTTGGTCAAGGCATCAGTGACCGATTGTATGAATTGGACATCTATGTGAACAAAGTCATGTTTGGCGGCGGCAGCATTGAACCGAAGAAGTACAAAAACAAACGTGCCGAAATGTATTTCAAATTCAAACAGTGGCTTGAAGATGGCGGCAAGATTGTTGATTCAGACGAATGGCAAGAATTGTCGGTGGTGTATTATAAAACAGATAGTGGTTCACGTTTCCAAATCGAACCGAAAGAGGATTTGAAGAAGCGATTGCGTGAATTGAACATGACTGTCACATCACCTGACGTTGCCGATGCTGGCGCACTGACATTTGCTGATAATTCCGAGTTGATAACAGACGATGATTTTGAAGTAGTTTGATGCTATTATTATCATAAGAAGAAAGCAAGGGTATAAAAAACGATATGAACATCACAAAAGCATTCACGGATGGGGTCAAAAGGGCGTTTGCCAACGCTGGTGAATCTTTTGCCACTTGGACAGCAACATATTCAAGGTACAAAGCGAAACGACAATTCTTGCGTGCATACCGTGGCATCGTGATGGCTTGTATTCAAGCAATTTCCGAAGACGTTGCGCAATATGAAGCACGCTTCATGAAGAAAGACAATCGGAATGGCAAGCTGACTGAATACCAGCACGAGTTCAACAAGGTGTTGGAACGTCCGAATCCACGCATGACATCGAAGTTTGATTTGTTCGTTGCCACACAAAGCTTCATTGAATTAGTTGGAAATGCTTATTGGTATCTATCAGTTGAAGAACGAAGCCGCAAGGTGCGTGAAATCTATGTGATGCGTCCTGACCGTGTGAGTGTCGCAACCGATAAAAAGACTGGTGACATCATCGGGTACACATTCCGTGACGATGATGGCAATGACGTTCCACTGGACGTTGACGAAGTGCAGCACTTCAAAACATTCAATCCTGAAGATGATTACTATGGAATCGGAACAGTCGAGGGCGGTATTCTGTACATCGAAACCGAAGAAGACAGTTCAGTGTTCCAACGCAACTTCATCAAGAATCAAGCATCGCCATCTGGTATCTTGACCATCAATGGAAAAATCGAAAAAGAACAATTCAACAAAGTCAAAGCCGCTTGGAAAGAAAAAACCGAGGGGCTTCAAAACGTAGGAAAGACCCTGTTCATCCGTGGTGCTGATGCTTCATTCACGAAGATTGGTTTGTCACTTGGTGACTTGGACATGGAAAAGCTGAAGTCAATCACTGAAGACAAGATTTTGAAGATGTTCCGTATGCCGAAAATCATTCTTGGTGACACAGACCAAAGCGGTCTTGGACGTGGCAATGCTGAAACAGCTGACTATGTATTCGCAAAACGAAACATTGAACCAAAGCAATTGCGCATTGACGATGGTGTACAAAACATCATCCGCCGCAACTTCAAAGATGAAACCACTGTTGTTCAACACGTTTCACAGATTCCTGAAGACGTTGACCGCCAACTGAACGAAGATGACAAGCTTGCTGGTCGTGTCGTTACAGTCAACGAAATCCGTGAACGCCGTGGTCTGAAGCGTGTTGATGGTGGTGACCAACTGTATGTGGGATTCAATCAAGTACCTATTGATGCTGAAAGCGATAACAGCACAAATTCGACTGGCAAAACCATTCGTCTATCGGTTGTGAAAAAGGACACAACCGAACAAACTTTTTTTCTCCAACTGAATAAAATCAAAACGTCTATCAACAAGACGTATGTTTCAAAGTTCAAAAAAGATTTGAAAGCACAACAAGATGACGTTGTTTCGAAGCTTGTTGCATACGCCGCATCTGTAAAAGCTGGCGGTGATGTCGCAAAGGCATATGAAGAAATCATGCCATCCGAAGAAGCTGAAGCGAACAAAACCGCTGAATGGCTTGTTCCATTGATGATTCTTGCACTTACACAGGGCGCAGAAACGGCATTGGGGCTGTTGGACATAGATGATGACCCGAATATCAGCACAGCGGCACGAACAGCCGCAGAAAACGCCGCAAAGCGTGTTGTGCGTGAATTTACTGAACAGACCGTCAACAAACTGAAGTCTGAAATCATTGCTGGTGTGAATGCTGGTGAAGATTTGAAAGCATTGACCGCACGAGTGAACAAGGTGTATGCCGATGCAGCTGGATGGCGTGCAAAGCGTCTATCAGATAGCGAATCACACAAGTCAATCAACAAAGGCATCCAAACCGCATTTGAACAGGGCGGTGTGAAGCACAAGATTTGGAAAACACTTGGTGCGAATCCATGCCAATTCTGTCGTGCAATGGATGGCACAATCACTGAAGTGCGCAAACCGTTCGTTCCAAAGGGCGGCAGCATCCAAGGTGAAGATGGTGGTGAACTGGTGCAGGATTACGAAGAAGTCGAAAACGCACATGCACATGCAAACTGTAACTGCTGGTTGTTTCCAGCTGACTGATGACTATGGAAATGCGAAGATTTCATTGTCCTGATTGCCAACGGCTATTGTTCAAAGGTTTATTCGCTGACATCGAAATCAAATGCAAGTGTGGTTCACTGGTAAGATTCCAAGTATATTCGCAAGCGGCATTGATGTTGACAGCTGATAGCGCAAGCGATATGATTGCATCAGTACACAATCCAAGTGAGGGCATGACCCCGATTGTCGAACAGATTGAACCGTAAGTTCGTTTGTTTGATGGTCGGGTTTTATTATTAGAAAGGGTGAAAACAAAATGAGTGAAATCGCAGCAATATTCGCAGGGTACGGAATCGAAAAGACAGTCGATGAAATGATTCGTGCTGGCGCACACATCGAAACTTCAATTGCCGAAAAAGAAGTTGATGGTCAAACCGTCAAGTATGCAGTTGAAAAAGCAACTGGCAAGGCATTGAAAGACGGTGAATTCGAAACTATCGTGTCGAACAGCAACGAAGACCGCTATTTTGAAAAGATTCTTGTCGAGGGTATCGACCTGAAGCAAATCAAAAAGAATCCTGTTGTCCTTTGGGGTCACGACTATCGTGGCTTGCCTATTGGTAAAATCACAAAGATTTGGGTTGATAATGGCAACCTTATGGCACGCATCCAGCTTTCTGTCGAGAAATACGACTTCGCAAAGCAAGTGTATGACCTGATTCTTGATGGTGTCATCAACGCTGTATCACTTGGTGGACAGGTGAAGAAGTGGTCTGAAGACTATTCAACAATCGAACAATTGGAACTGTACGAAATTTCAGTCGTTCCAGTTGGCGCACACCGTGATGCACTCATTACTGAACGCAGCATGGGCGTTGATAAAAGCAAAGCCGCTGAACTTCGCAAATCATTCGCTGATTTCGAAAACGAAGCAATGGTTGACAAAATGAAATCAATGCCGCAAGATGAAATCACACAGCACATTGCATCACTCAAAGCACTGACTTCGGCACTGGAACGTACACATTCCACGGACACCGAAGCTGGCAATGAGGATGCAGACGGTAAACAAAAAACCGTGCGCCGACTCATTCTTGTGCGGTCAACCGCAAAAACAGTCGATAAAGTAAGTGAATTACTTATCGCAACTATCAACAATAAACTCAAAGATAAGGAATAATTCTCATGAGTGAAAAAGTAGAAAATATCGAATTAGATGACGCAGCTTTGAAAGCCGTGTCTGACGCTGTTGTCGCTGGACTTGGTGACACCATCAAATCAGCAGTTGACGAAGCAGTGAAAGCCGCACAGCCAGCTGAACCAGTTGTCAAAAAGAATGTTGCAGCCAAGGGTGCTGGCAACGGTGATGACGAAGAAGAAGATGACGAAAAAGTCGGTGCGAACGATGACAAAGAAACCAAAGCACTTCGCAAGTTAAATCCAAAGCAGCGTTTCATGCGTGCAGCAATGGCGTTGACACACGATGACAAAACAACTTTGAAAGCTTTGAACCAAATCGCACTTGATAACACCGAAAAAGCTGGTTATGCCAACGCTGGTGTTAAAGCCGAAGGTGGTTACATTGTTGCTGACCCTGAATTCGAAGCAGAAATCGAAAAGATTGCGCTTGATTACGGTGTTGCATTCAACGATGCTGATGTTCGTCCTATTAGTGGAAACAGCATCAAGACCAACAAGCGTGGTTCAAACGTCACCATGTACGAAACTGGTGCTGGTGCAAAGAAAAAGGGTACGAAGCTTACCATCGCACAAGTTACTGTTGAACTTCGTAAGTTCGCAGCGATTGCAATTGCAGTTGACGAACTTGTTGAAGATGCAGCAATCGACTTTTGGGCTGAAGTTACTCAAGGCTTCGGTGAGGAACGCGCACGAATCGCTGACCAACTTGTCTTCACAGACAACGGTGGCACACTTTACAACCTGACTGGTACTGGAAAAGGTATCTTGAAGACTGCTGGTGTTGCAACTGAAACAGTTGGCGCAGCAATCACAAGCATCACATGGGATGACCTCTTGAATGCTGAAGCGAAAGTTCCATCAACAGCCGCACGAAATGGCAAGCACTACATGCACAACACTGTGTACAACGTACTTCGCCAACTCAAGGGTTCTGACGGTCACTACATTTCACCACTGAACGCTGGTCTTGTTACTCCATGGGGTACACCTATCGTTCTTGTTGAAGTGCTTCGTGCAGTTGCAGACGGTGGTGCGAACAACGGATTCACAGTATTCGGTGACCTGAAGCGTGTCAAACTGTATGTGAAAAAGGGTCTTGTGCTTACTGAAAGCAACGAAGCCACTGTCACAGACGCAGACAACAACGTGGTCAACCTTTACGAACAGGACATGAGCGCATTGCGTGCTGTCACTCGTATGGTCGCACTTGTGAAGTTCCCTGAAGCATTCTGTGTGATTGGCACTGGAACTGTTTCCTAACATCAACCAATAAAGTATTGAAGAAAGGAAACTGAAATACCATGGCAAACATTCAAAATGTACGAATCGGTGACGTAGATGTATTCTTGAACGAGATTCATCTTGGTCACACAAAGGGCGGTGTCGATTTCAAATTCGAACGCAGCTTTGAAGATTTGCAAGTAGACAAATATGGTGAAACACCTATCGACATGGCGTTGACTGGTCAAAACCTAACTGTTGAAGCGAATCTTGCGGAAATCACGAACGATGTGATGAACGTAGCAGTTCCAGAGGGTAAATATAACCTTGGAACACTTGATGACAAGCTTGGTCTTGGAACGGATGCTGGTTACCTTTTGCGACAGGATGCAAAGCCATTGCGCTTGCACCCTCGTAACAAAGCGGCAACCGATTACAGCGAAGACATTTATGTCTGGTTGGCTGTATCATCTGAACCACTTGAACTTGGATTCAAAATTGACGAACAGCGAGTTGTCAAAGTCACATTCCGTGCGCTTGTTGACGAATCGCAACCAGACGGCAGCCGTCTTGGTCGTGTCGGTCCACCAAACATTTCATAATCGTTTGGGCAATGCAATCAGAGGTCGGAAACGACCTCTTTTTGTTTACGCTTTTGTAGTACAATAATGGCATGGGTATAGACGAATCACTGAAGAAACGCCAAAAGCAAAACGCCATTGATGAACGGCGAATCACACATCGTGCGATTCTTGAACCTGAAATCGAACGTGAAGCACCACAGCGCAAGCCACAGGAACGTCAAAACAGAAAGGTGGGCAGAAATGTCATACGCAGACCAAACAGCCGTTGAGGGCGTTCTAGGACGGTCATTGACCGCATCAGAAATCGCAGGGTTGCCATCATTACAAGCAGCCGTTGATGCTTATATCAATGCACAGAAAACTGTATTGTACGCAATCATTGATTGGGAATCACACATCCGTGGTGCTGAAAACCTTATATTCGGCATGGGTGCTGAAACAACCGAACAGTGTGAAGAAATGCTGGA